CCGTTGATGCTTACGGTCGAATCACAGCCGCATCTAACGGTTCAGGTAGTTCGGGCACTGTGACAAGTGTTTCTGTTGTTTCCGCAAACGGTTTTGCTGGAACTGTTGCAACCGCAACAACTACACCCGCAATTACTTTAAGCACAAGTATCACTGGCGTTTTATACGGCAATGGAACTGCGCTTTCTGCGGCTACTGGCTCTCAAATTGCAACAGCAATTGGAACAACAGCTGTAACAAACTCAACCAATACAACCAATATTTTGGGTGGTGCGGCTGGCTCTTTGGCATACAACACAGGTTCGGGAGCGACTTCATTCCTTGCTCTTGGCACTTCAGGTTATGTTCTAACAGCTGGCGCAAGCGCGCCTACTTATGTTGCGCCAAGTACTTTAACTGTTGGTACAGCAACTAACGCTACCCAGTTGAATGGACAATCCGCAAGCTACTACACCAATGCTTCCAATCTTGCATCAGGAACTGTGCCAACTGCAAGACTTGGTTCAGGCACTGCTTCCAGTTCTACATATTTGCGTGGCGACCAAACCTATGCAACTCCTGTAACTTCAATTTCTGCTGGCACTGGCATTTCTGTTAGTGCATCCACTGGTGGTGTGACCATTACAAATAGTTCTCCTATGAGTGGCGGCGTTTGTCAATTGTGGGTTAACTTTAATGGAACTATAAGCGGCACAAACTCACCAAGGGCTTCTTTAAATGTAAGTTCAGTTACTTACAATGGAACAGGTGATTACACGGTAAACTTTTCAATAACGCTTGCTGATACAAACTATGCGTATGTTACGGGCGTGAACAACGGGGTTGACGGTTCTGGCTCGGGATATGCTGGTATTCAAGGAAGCAGAAAAACAGCGCCAGCAACGACATCTTTGCGTTTGACAGGTTTTGGAACTGATACTGGTTCGGCGCAAAACCAACTCACTGTTAATGTGGCAATTTTTAGATAAGGAAAAATAATGGCTCAAGTAATTGTTTTCACAAATGAAGATGGCGGTGTTTCTGTTTGTGTCCCTACAGGTGAAATTCATATTGATGATGTAAAAACAAAAGACACTCCTGACCATTCAATAATTGTTGATGATTCTATTTTGCCTATTTCAGACAATGATTTTTTTAATTCATGGGAATTAAATGGTTCAACAATATCTGTCAATATTACAAAAGCTATTGCTCAACAACAATCAAAATTAAATTCTATTGCAAAAATAGAAGTAAATCATAGAGCAACAAATACAGGCGCTGGCATAGAAAATAAACTTTCAGACACTGATTGGCTTTCTTTGTTGTCTACTGCAAGAACGACTATTGCTTCATGTACGACAACCCAACAATTGCGGGATGCTATTGCGCCTGTAGAAAGCGCAATTTCTGATAATGCGTGATACACTTTCAAAGGGAAGCCAACACCCTTTTGTTGGTAAAAATGGAGTTTAATGATGCAACCTCAACAAATTTTTACTACGCAACCTGTCACTGTGCCTGCTGGCTTGGTCAAGGCAATTTTTGACTACATCGGTAGCCGCCCATCGGTCGAGACAGCGCTGTTGACCATTCAGTTCCAGCAAGTCGTCGGCGCTCAGATGCAAGCCATTGAAGATGCTGTTAAAGCTGCTGCACCAGCTGAAACACCAGTTGAAACACAAACCGAAGCCGCACCATCTTCAAGCGAACCAGCACAGGCTTGATATATGGCGACCATTGACCAAACTGATGCCCGATTAAGTACGCACGAAGAAGTTTGTGCGTTGCGCTATGAAGTCATCAACGCGCGTCTAAAGCGCATCGAACAAATTATGATCACCTCTGCGGGGCTTATGATTTGTTCGATGGCAGGTATAGTCTTTACATTCTTGTCGCATGTAAAGTGATGTGGATCCGATAACCGCCTTTGCAGCATGTAAGGCCGCGTATTCGGGTATCCAAGGTGCCATCGGCATCTACCAAGATTTAAAGAAAACAGGCCATGATCTGTCTGGCATCACCCACGAAGTTGGGGGGATGCTTTCTTCGTTTTTCCAAGGCCAACAGCATCTAGAAGACGAGCACGAAAAACAAAAAGAGCAGGCCAAAAAGGACATGGCCGCTGGCAAACCGCGCAATGTCACGATGGAAGCTATCGATAACGTGATGCGCTTGCGAGAGATACGGCGCTACTACGCCGAACTAGAGCACATGGTGCGCTATGAGCTGGGTATGCCAGACCTGTGGCGAGAAATTGTGGATGAGCGTCAACGCCTGATCAACGAGCGTGAGGCGGCAAAACGAGCCAAAGAACTGGCCGAGCAGCAAGCTGAGGCCAAAAGACAGTACCGTTTGGCACGAATTCGTCAAAATATTTCCTTGGTATTGGCTATCATCCTAGGAGTTGTAACCATCGTAGGCACCGTATGCGCGATAGAACTGCTGATTCAGGAAGATATGACGCGACGATACGAAATCTACGGATAACGGCTATCGCGCTGACGGTCGCGCTTGTGATGCTGATTGCGTCAGGCGCATATTGGTGGACAATGGAAGAACGTAAATTGGGCTTGCGCAAAATCAAAGAATTGAAACAGGAGCTGGAAATATGCAAAAAAGCATCGCAATAGCTTTGCTGATATTGTTATCAGGTTGCGAAGATCATTTTAGGTATCCATGCCAAGACCCAACCAACTGGGACAAAAAAGAATGCAAGCCGCCAATCTGTTCAGTCACTGCAACTTGCCCTGAGCAGCTAGTAAAGATTAATAAGGACAAACCATGAAAAATTGGACGCCTGAACAATGGGGTGATTTCTTTGAATCGCTCTCGCTGATGCTGTTGGAAGCGTCATTGTCTATCGCTTTCGTAGGGGGCATCTTCGCTATACTTTATGGGCTGATCCATGTGTCGCAGCCAATGGAAGGCCAAAGTCTGAACGACAAAGCGATGTTTGCCATTCTGACGCCTTTGATGATTTTCTTGCCAACGATTATTGACAAGATAATTGCCAAGAAAACAGAATCTCGTGTAAAAGAAAAGGGCGACAATGTTTAATCCCTATATGATTCTTGGCGCGCTGGCGCTGTGCGTGGCTGCTTTCTTTGAAGGTATCCACTATCAACGCTTGGAAGACGTGGCGCAGATTGCGCAACTGAATGAGCAAACCCGACAAGTCGAACAACAGCGCGTGCAAGAGGCCAACGATCACGCAATCAAATTGAGAGATGCAAATGCAAAAGCTGACCAACAAATTATTAAACTTAAGTCTGACGTTGCTTCTGGCGAGTTGCGCCTCTCGCTCCGTGCCGTACAACCCGCCAGCGATCCCGCCTCTGCCGCCAGAGCTGGGGTCGAAGCAAGATGCGACATTGACCCAACGGCTGCTCAATCTCTTGTCACCATCGCAGCAGACGGGGACAAAGCGATCCGACAGCTCAACGAATTGATTGATTTTTACAACCAAGTAAGGAGTGCTAAATGAATGAGAATTTGAATTACGACCAAGCTGGTCTTGACGTTACCGAGGACTCTGAGGGCTGTCGCCTGACGGCCTATCCTGATCCCGGTACAGGCGGCGATCCTTGGACTATCGGCTATGGACATACAGGTGCGGATGTGCACCCCGGCATGACCATTGATCACGCGCAAGCCGAAGAATTTTTGCGCCATGACGTGCGCAGCGCTGAAGCAGCTGTCAAACGTCTCGTCAAAGTCGAGCTGACTCAGCACCAATTTGACGCTTTGGTTGACTTTGCATTCAACTGCGGCGCTGGCAATTTGCAACACAGCACTTTGTTGAAGCTGGTCAATGAAGGTGACTTTGCCACCGCGTCTACGCACTTTGGCGATTGGGTCAAAGGCGGCGGCCATGTGTTGCCCGGATTGGTGAAACGCCGCCACGCCGAAACCGTGCTGTTTAATTCTTGATACGTGGTAACGCGATGACTGACATGTTCGACAAAGCTACGGAAACCGAAGAGCAATTTCGCAATCAAGCTATAGACAATATCCGTAAGAATGCCGGACAGTCCAGACATTTAGGCCGTTGTCTCTGTTGCAATGCGCAAGTCGAGAACAACGGCCTATTTTGTAACATCGATTGCCGCGAAGACTATGAGCTAACGCAACGCATTCGACGTATCACTGGGCGCCCTACTTGATGCGCGCCACCTTTGCCTTTTTGAGCACAAGTTCGTACTGCTTTTTGGCTTCATCATCGAGCTTGCGCAAAGGCAAGTTCTGATAGTAGCTCCACTTGTCTTGGTACTGTTTGATCTCAGAAGGTGGCACCCAACCTAGCGCGCGCCATCTCTCTTGAATATCAGTGCCCGAAGGCGTCCAAATGTGCTCGTTAGCTGGGGATGATGGTAAAGCCATTATTTTTCCTTTCTTTTACGGGCAGCTCGTTGAGCCCTGTGTCTTGCATTATTGCTTTCTGTACAAAGAGTGCATCTGCACTTATGTGACTCGTATCCGGCTCTTGTGCCGTGAACCCAAGTTCTCAATTTTCCACTTACCAAAGCCTTTTCTATCGGCATACGTTGTAAACGCTTAAATAAAGTATCAGTGCGCAATGTAAGCTTCTTAGCCCATTGAGAAACAGTCAACGTCATACCGTTGTGAGTCAGTCTCACGTTACGTCGCTGATTATTCAATTGCTCTTCTTTTGTAGCCCATCGACAATTGTTAGGGCTATAACCTTTATTTGTGTCTAACCTATCCAAAGATTTGCCGTCAGGGACTTCACCCATATCAGCAAAAAAATTGTCGTAACTTTTCAACCATCTGGCGCATACAGTTATTCCTCTTCCGCCATAGTTAACCCACGCAATGTCTTTTTTATCTTGACAACGTCTGCACATGTTGCGCCAAGCAAAATAAGTCTTGGTGCCCGAAGGATTTTTCCATTTTGATCTATTGGTCATAACCTATAATATCATAAAGCTACTTTGCGTCAACCAACTCACCATTCTTTACAATCTGACGAGTGACTTTGACATCTGTAGCACCTTCAAAATTTGTCAATTTATTGACAACTAATTGAGAATAGCCGCAAACGTCTCGCCAGCTATCAATGAAACATGGGTCGCCATTCAAGATACGAGCTATCTTGTGCGCAATCATCTCAAGTGCCTCGCAGTGCTCATACGGTAAGTCTTGCCAGCCCTCAGACTCGTACATGACGGCTTTTAGCTTTTGACTTATTTCAGCATGGGTAGCGAAATTGCCGTGGGTCTTTTGGCGTTGGGCTAGGGTTTGTGCAATCTTGCTCATTTGTTCCTCGCTTCTTTTAAAAGTTCAATGCGTTCACGTGCTACGCGCAGGGTGTTATAGCGTTGGTGCAAACGTTCCAAGACAGATAGGCGTTTAGCGCCCACTCGTTCGGCGTTGAGCATCTCCAACACCTCATCTTCCGTCTTTGACGTCAGCACGCTGTTAAGTTCGCGCCAATTTAAGTTTTCCAATTTTTTCCTCCAGTGCGGTTAATTTTTTTACAGTGCTGTTGTGGCTGCGCTGCGCTGAGTTGAGCGTCCTTGCGCGGATGCGCAATTCAGCTTTGAGTGCCTTAAGTTTTATCTCATAGGCTTTGAGTCGTGTCATCTAAGTTCCTCCATTGCAATGTCACTAATGGCGCGTTTATCGTGGAGCGCCGCCCAAATCTTTTCATCTACTGTCTTGTTAGTGAGCAGAATGTAGACCCACACCGCGAACCGTTGACCGCTGCGATGTAGTCTTCCCACAGTTTGTTCGTACAGCTCCAACGACCAAGGCAAGGACAAAAATACCATTCGGCACCCCCCATGCTGTAGATTGAGTCCGTGTCCTGCTGACTTAGGATGTATAAGTAGTAGCTCAACTCGCCCAGCGTTCCAACGTCCAATTGCGTCGTTGTCGTCGATGGTGACGGCATGGGAATAGCGCCGTAAAAGCTCGGCCAATTCTTCTTGATAGTTATAGACGACAATTGTGTTGGCTCTTTGGTTCTCTTCCAAAAGGTCTTCAAGAAGATCAAACCTGTGCGAACTAAACCAAACAGGTTTTTGAGTGACGATGAACTTACCGGGCTTTTCTGGGTTTGGTTTTTTGGTTGTCTCATAAACGAATCCACTGGCCATCTGTTGCAATTTGCCTGTCACCACCGCAGCGTTTGCAGCCACGGCGCGCGCGTCGGGAAATTCCACAACGAAATCAGCTTTCATTTTCTCGTAGTGTTGGCGCTCCATGTCGCAGCGCATCTCCACCGTATGACAGGGTGGCAGTTTGTCTTTGTAGTCGCCAGCATCGAGCACATAGGTGGCAGGCTTGATCTTAGCCATGACGCCTTCCAGCGCGCCGGGACGGGGCGCCCAATCGCCGTAGTCGCGGTTGATACACACGAAGAATTGCTGAAGAAACGCGCCCTTGCTTCGGCCTAAGAGCTTGGTGTCAACGATTTTGCATTGACCGAACACATCTTCAAGGCCATTGCTGGTAAACGAGCCTGTCAGACCCCAGCGAATCTTGAAGTGATCGATGACTTTGTGCAACGCCTTAAAGCGTTTGCCTGACGCATTTTTCAATCGTGTGAGCTCGTCAAACACAATGCCGTCAAAACTAGATAAGTCTTGTTCGGCCAACCATTGCAAATTGTCGTAATTGATCACGACCACATGGGCGTCAGACGCCACCGCAGCTTGACGTTGTTTGGGCGTGCCTACGGCTAAAGCCATAGACAGTTTGGGTGCCCACTTGGGCAACTCCACAGGCCATACATCCGTACACACACGCTTTGGGGCTAAGACCAACCAACCGTTGACGTGGCCGCTGTTGATCATGTCTTGCATGGCCGTAAGCGTGATAGCAGTCTTGCCCGCGCCAACAGGCGCCAGCACCATTGCTCTGTCGTGCTCGAAGATGAAGTCGGCGGCTACCTCTTGGTAGTCACGCAATTTCAAACTGTTTTGCCCACTCATCAATTTGTTCCTTGGTATTCAACAGCGCATACTTCTGATTCAACCCCAGCATGTTTCTTGCAAACAGCTTTTGTAATTCAGACAGCTTGCCGCCTTTGGGTCGTTTAAGTTCGACAAACCACGTATGGCCGTTTACCATGCAGGCAACCTGATCAGACACGCCGCGCTGGTTGGGTGATTTAAATTTGTAGGACTTACCGCCTAACATGGCGACTTTCCAAACAAAATAATTTTCGACTTCTTTTTCAATCATGTCAGAAAGTTTAGCACAAATAAATTTTTGTGCTATAGTGAGGGTTCAAACATTCAAGTAAAGGACTCTCAAATGAAATCAGCTCTTCTCATTGCCCTGCTCTCAGGGCTGTCTGGATGCGCAATGTTGGCCAACGCGCCCGTGCCGTTATCCAGCGTCAAAAAGATCGAAGGTATGTCCCGCGATCAAGTCATCGAGGCATCCAAGCAATGCACCGATGCCAAACTCAAGCCTGTTGTGCGGTATGTGTTTCAGCCCAGCGATTTTGGGCGTATCCAAACGCCTATCGACGTTCAATGCGAAACCTACAGATATTGAGGTGCAACATGCTTGACTTCATCAAAAACGTCTGCGCCAGCATTGTTTGTTTCTTTTTGTTTGTGGTTTATGTCACATCGGCAACGCCTGCACCGAAAGAACAACCGCGCGAAGAAATCATCATCGAAGAAAAACCGCCTGTCGATGAACACAAACAATTGTTTATGGAAGACTGCATGAGCATGGTGATGAACACCGAAAAAGATTGCAACCGTCTTTATGCTGAATTAACAGGGAAAAACTAATGGCCTCACTTCACTCATCCATCGTCGGCGGTTCAACCGCTAAACGAGTCATCAACTGTCCCGGCTCTGTGGCGTTGTGCGCCAAGATGCCGCCCAAGCCCTCAAGCGAACATGCAGATCGTGGCACCCTGCTGCATGATGCCATCGCTGACATTTTGGGCAAGGACTTAGAACCACGTTCAGTCATTGGGCGCAAGCACGAAGGCATTGAGCTGACAGAAGAGCTTTTTGAAGAAAAACTTGTGCCTGCGCTCAAAGCCTTGGACGAGATCGATCCAGATTGCCAGATGGATTTGGTCGTTGAGAACTACGTG